CGGCGGTCGGCATCGACCCGGTGGTGCTCGAGCGGGCCCGGTTCGACTGGGAGCTCGAAAGCGTGCGCGGCCGTCGGGCGTGGGTGTTCGTCGATTTCAGTCTGGGCAGCGTCATGGGCGCTCGAGCGGACCTGACGAGCGTGGGCGTGGTGGTCGATGGCGGGGAGTGGGGCCTGCTGCGCACCTGGTCGTTTACTTGCGGCGACCTCGAGTCGATGAAGCAGCACCGCCCATGGCTCCACGACATGGTGCAACGGGGCGAAGTGCACTGGAATGACGGCCAATTGGTCGATTTCCATGCCGTGGAGGCGCTGCTCGAGACGCTGTCCAAGACCTTGCAGCTCGAGGTGGTCGGCGTCGACGAGGTCGGCTGGACGCAGAACTGGGTGCGCTCGGTGCTCGTCGAGCGGCTGAACCTACCCGTCGAGGCCCGCAGCCAGGCGCTGCGGGAGCAGGCGCCAGCATGGTCGACGTTCGTGGCGCTCCTGCGGCAGCGGGCGCTGCGCTACCACGACGACCCGGTTCTGCTGCACCAACTGCGGCACGCCGAGACTAAGACGTACGACGGCGGCCTGACGAAGCTGTACAAGCGGGACGGGCAGAACATCGACGCACTGGTTGCAGCGTGTAACGCGGCCCGCCTGTACGAGCTGCGCGGGCGGTCGAATCAGTGGGTGGCTGCTAGCGGCATCATGACTATCTAGGCGGCAGGCGTGAACAGGTGCTGCACGTTGTCATGAAAAGTGCGATGAGTAGCAACTGTACAACGGTCAAAACTCGGATCAGGTACTTGTGCCGGCGTTCCGCTGCTTGTTCTGGGGTTTCGTTCATGGGGGTCAAGGTAGTAGTGGGTTGACACCGTTGGAAATGCCTGTATTTTGTTATTGCTGGTGAAAATCAGCCGGAGCGCCAGCCCGATCAGGAACTATGTGTTCCTGATTCGCTGAGGACCGGACCCGTGCGCCACCCCCGGAAGGACCTTTAGGTGCCGGGCCACCCAACGACGCCGCCCCGTTAACCACGGGGCGGTTTCGTTTTTGGGCCAACCGTCCGCTACCTAGTGGACGCGGCGACTATTTCCGAAATGTGACAGGAAATGTCACAGCCGCCTATTGACAGAAAAAGCGCGTACTCAAACTGGGTGAGGCGTGAGCCTGCTTTCACGCCTGCGGCGCTACTTCATTGGTGGCTTCGACGCCTCCATGCTTGTCGACTCCTCGAGCGTCGGCGACGTCGAGGCGCTGCCTGGCGTGCAGCGTGCGGTCGAGGGCGTGGCGAGCATGCTCGCCAGCGTCACGATCTGCGTCTACGACTCGCAGGACCAAGAGGTCTACCCGGCTGCCCTGAACCTGCTGACTGGCCGGGCCACCGAAATGGTCAACGGTTGGGACCTGCGCCGGTGGCTGGTGACCGAGTCGATCAGCCAAGGCAACGCCTACGCCTACCTCGCCCGGACCTATAGCGGCGAGGTGGCCGAGATCATCCCGCTCGACCGCGGGCGCGTCACGATCAATTGGTCCAGCGACCCGTACCAGTACCTGCTCGACGGGCAAGCGGTCGCATCTGCTGACCTTATCCATGTCAAGAGCGGCTACAGCCGGTGGGCGTTCATCGGCGAAAGCCCGCTTGACAAGTGCCGCACGCAGCTCGAGCTGATCGCCAACCTCGACCAGTGGGCAGCGACCATGGCCGCGACGGGCACGACCCGTCGGCTGGCGTTCAAGTTCCCCACGCCGATCAGCGAGCAGGCCAAGCAGTCGATCCTGTTGGCGTGGAAGGCCAAGCACTCGAGGGCGAACGGCTCAGGCGAGCCGCTCATCATCGACGGCGGCGGCAGCATCGAGGGCGTCAGCGGTTCCGATGACCTGTCGGCGCTGACGAACGCCCGGACGGCAGCAATGGGCGAAATCGCCCGTGCACTGAACATCCCGCTGTCGTTCCTCGCTGCGACAGAAAGTGGCACACAGGTCACGCTCGACGCCCAGCGCGCACTCGTCGACCAGACCCTGCGCCCCTGGGCGCGGCGCATCGAGGCCGAACTGATGGCGAAGCTGCTGCCCGGCTACCGGGTCGAGCACGACCTACAGGAACTGCTCCGCGGCACCATGAAGGACACCGCCAAGGAATTGTCCAAGCTCGTCATGGGCGGCATCCTGACCCCTAACGACGCCCGGTGGTTCATCGGCATGCAGCCGGTCAAGGACCCCATGGCTGACGAACTCATGCAGCGCCTCGACACGGCAGCCGGTCAGGCTGAGGTGAACGGCGACCGCGAGGACGAAGAAAGCGAGTCGCCCGATGCAGATTGACCGTCGCAGCATCGAGTGCCGCGCCGAGGTCGACGGCAACACCGTCAGCGGCCTTGCCATTCCCTACGGGACCGACAGCCAGCCGCTTCCGTTCATCGAGACGATCGAGCGGGGGGCCTTCGCCGAGGACATCGGCAAGCGAAACGTCGCCATGTTGGTCGAGCACGACGGTGGGCGTGTGCTTGCCGACACCCGCAGCGGCACGCTCGTGCTCGAGGAGGGCGAGCGCGGCGTGTCGTTCCGTGCGCAGCTGCCCGACACACGCGACGGGCAGGACATGCGCGTGCTCCTGCGCGACGGCATCTACCAGCACATGTCGTTTGGGTTTGTGGCTGACAAGGACAAGTGGACGGGCAACCGTCGCAGCGTCATGTCGGCCCGCCTGTACGAGGTCAGCCTTGTTCACACGCCCGCCTATGAGGCGACCGCGGCCGCGGTACGGGCGTTCTCACACCACACCGGCCTCGTTGGCCGGTTCTTGCGGCTGCGGCTAGGAGAACTGAAGAAATGAACCGTGATGCACTGCTCGAAAAGCGTGCGCAGCTCGTTGCTGCGTGCGAGGAACACGCCACTGCCGCCACGCCGGATGCCGTCCGTGCGTTCGACCTGGCGGAAGAGGAAATCCGTGGCATCGATGCGCAGCTCGAGGGCATGGCCGTGCGCGGCCGCCTCGACGCCATTAAGGCCAAGAACAGCCAGGTTGTGGCCCGTCCCGAGAACCGCGGCGGCGGAAACGATGCTGAACTGGCGCGTTTCTTCGCCACCCGTGGCCGCGAGGGCTCGGGCGCAATGGAACTGCGTACCACCCTGACCGTCGGTACGGCCGCTACCGCAGGCAACACCGTGCCGCAGTCCGTGATGACTGGTGAATTCGTCAAGTGGCTGGATTGGGGTAACCCAGTCCGAACGCTGGCTGTCAAGCAGACTGTGCCGAGCAATCTGCGCCTGCCTGTCATCAACAACAGGACCACGGTTACCGCGACGGCGGAAGAAGGGGCGTACGCGGAAAGCAATTTCACTACCACGCTCAAGACCTTCGGCGCATTCAAGGCCACGGCTACCACCCCCGTGACTGAGGAGTTGCTGTTTGATGCGTCTATCGACGTTGCTGCTGAGGTGGTTGCAGATCATGCCCGTGCCCACGGCAAGTACCGCGAACAGAAGTACGCGATCGGCACTGGTAGCGGCCAGGAAATGGGAATCTTCACCAGTGACACCAACTGGCAGTACCTGGTGAAGACTGGCAGCCTGACCGTGGCCCCTGATTTCGATGATGTGATCAGTCTGTATTCAGCAATGCCGACCGCATACGCGCAGAACGGCACCTGGCTGATGGCACCATCGATGTGGGCACTTCTGCTTCAGACTCGTTCGGCTGGTGCTTCCGGCACCTACCTGTACGACGGCATGAACGGCATGATGGTGCAAAACGGTGCAGCTGGTCTGCTGATGGGGCGTCCGGTGTACCTGGCCGAATTCGCGCCTGAGTATCTGTCCGGCACTGGTCGCAACCTGATTTGGTTCGGTGATCTGAGCCGCGGCTACCGCATCGTCGATCGCAAGGACATCACGTTCATTGTCGATCCCTACAGCGGCAGCGGCACCGGAATCACGCATTTCCGCAGCTCGATGCGGTCGGATGCGCAGATCATCGATCCTCGCGCCGGCGGCATCATCGCCAACAAGGTCTGACATCAGCCAGTGACCCCGGGCGGGTAGGGGGGAAACCTCCTACCCGCCTTTCCCATGCCAGCACTCACGACTAGCGACGTCAAGACGCACCTGCGCGTGTTTCACACGCAGGACGACACCTACATTGGCACGATCCTGCTTCCGGCGGCCCGCGAGACTGTCGAGCGGACTACGGGTTTGTCGGTGCAGGCGCTCGAGCGCACCTATACGGTGTCCGAGGAGGGCGACGTCTGGATTGTGCTGCCCATTCAGCCAGTCAACACATCAGGAGTGTTGCAGATGGTCTACACCGACGAGGACGACGTCGTGCAGACCGTCACGCCGGAAAAGCACTGGGACGGCGAGCGGCTAGCCGTCCTGGTCGACGAGGAATACACGCGGCCAGTCACGATCAACTGGACCACGCTGGTCGGCGACCACTACATCAACATGCTCGTCCTGCAGCTGTGCGCCCGCCTGTACGCGGACCGCGGAGACAGCACGGGAGTGATTGAGGGCAAGGCCCAGCAGATGCTGACTGCCATGCTCAAGGAGCGTGCGGTGTCATGACGCCGCGTGGCATGTTTCGGCACCAGATGGCCGTGCAAAACTACGGCGTTACCTTGGACCAGTACGGCCAAGCCTCTAAGACATGGTCTACGACCGTGACAGTGTTGGGCCATGTCGAAACCGCAGATGGTCGCACGATTGAGTCAGTCGACGTCACGCGAGGTCAGACCTCGTATCGGCTGGTCCTGCCGTGGGTTGAATCGGTGACCATCAAAAGTCGAATCCTGTTGCAAGAGACGGGGAAAGCAGACCGCACGTTGGAAATCACTGGCGTTGTCGACCCCGATTTGCGCCGGCATGAATTGCATATCGAAGCGCTTGAGGTGACAGCATGAACTTCAAGTCAAAAGGTCACTTCGACAACTACTTGCGGTTTATGCGCAATCAGCGCAACGCTGCTGAGGCCGTAGGCATCCTCCGCGGTCAAACAACTAACACCGCACTGCAGGATCAACTGCTCCGCCTGGAAAGGGCTTTCTATGAAATGCCCGACAAAACCAGCCGCAACGTGCTCAAAACCCTGATTCGTCGAAGCCTGCGCCGCACTGTGTTGCAGTTCCGCAGCAACTGGATCGGACACTCCGCACGGGTTCCCAGCCAATCTCTTGGCCTTCCAAGCGTGCGCAAGGCAGCCGCGAAGGTCATCCAGGCCGACGGCGACGTTAAAGGAACTCGGACAACTGCCTATGCGGGTTTGAGGACACGTCGTAACCCCCGCAGCCGGCTGGCACCAGTTCTCAACGGTGGCCATGTCAATTGGCGAGTGAGGGAGCAAACGGCTAGGCAATTGCCTCGAGATGCGATCCTGGACGATTTGCGCAAGACAATCGAAAACGACTTTGCCGAACTGTGCCGCAAGCGCGGACTACGGGTGACCGCATGAGTATCGAGGTGCTCATCCATTCCAGCCTGCGAGATAACGCAACGGTTGGTGCAATAGTTGGCAACCGGGTTTCGCCCGAGTGGCGGCGTGAGGGGACCGCACTGCCAGCAATCATCTACAGCGTTGACTCACGCGATCCGATCCGTACCCTCGGCGGTGCAACTGGTCTAGAGCAGTTCACAGTTCGCCTGGAGTGCATCGCGTCAAACATGTCAGGAGCTAGGACTCTGTCCAAGGCTGCTCGAGCAGTGTTTGAAACCAATTCCGGCTTCACTGTCGGTTTGGTTGAGTTTGAGGCCGGAACGCTGCAAAACGAAGACGTCGAACGGATGGACGACCAAGAGGGGAACGACGATGGACCCCGGTCGTGCGTTCTTACTTTTCTCATTTGGGCTAGAGGAGGCTGATCATGGCATTGCTGTCAAATGGCACGACCATTTCGTTCGGTGGCACTTCCGCCGCTGCAACCAACATTCAGATTAACCCGGCAGTCACAGCGATCGAAACTACGACGCTTAACTCTGCCGTGACAACCGCAATTGCTTCGCGTCCGACAATCACTGGCAGCTGCACGATTCACTGCGACATCGCCCCCGGACTGTCATTGGCTCAAAAGTTCGGCGGTTTGAGTCCCGATGGATCGTCCGTCGACGTCGTCATCAACGGAGCCGGAGGTGTTTCTGGTGGTCAGGATTTCAGCGGCGCCGCAATCATCACCGGTTTCAATGTCACCTACAGCAACGATCAGGTGATGACCGCTGATGTGTCCTGGCAGTACACGGGTCAAATCACTATCACGCAGGCTACCTGATGTGGCGCACCCTCAAAGAT